TGCTGGCGATCAGTTCACGGCCCTGCTACGGGAGGCGCGATGACCTGGAAGGTGAAGTTCACCGGGGGGAATTACGCCGCCGCCGCCCGCAGTGCGTCTGAGGCGGCAGCAAAGGCCACAGCGGCAGACCTCAACGCCCGGTTTCAGGATGCGATCGGGGCGCAGGTGTGGGCCTGGCCGAACAAGACCGTGCGCTCCAACGGCAGGGAGGTGGGCTCCCCCCGGAACATCGTGGACAGCGGCCTGCTGCGGGCCTCCAACAAGCTGGAGATCAACGGCCTTACCGTCCGCTTCCGCTGGACCCAGGCCTATGCCACCGCCGTCCACGAAGGCGCCCGGCTGCAGAACGGCGGCCTCTATCCCGCCCGCCCCTGGACCAGCGCCGTGATCGGGACCACGCCGGTGCCTGGGATTCCGGTGTTCGATTATCGCAAGCGATTCCGGGAAACATGGCTTAACCACTTCCGGTCTCGCGCCTGATGCCCCGCCCCCTGCCGTTTGATGTCGCCCCCACCCAGGCGCATCACGAGATCGGCACTGCCGAAACCGGCATCCTGCGCTTCCGGGTGCGGCGTGGCATCTCTGTCGCCGAGCGGCTGGCGATTCGGGAGGTGGACGAGAGCGACGCGATCTTTCAGTCAGTGGCGGAGCTGTGCCTGCGCATCCACAGCGAAAGCAGCGGCCCTGATGCCCCCACAGGCGCCCTACAGGGGCTGCAGCTCCATGAGGTCTACCTGGCGGTCAACGGGGCTCTCAACCTGCTGGCGCAGTCCACTGAGCCGCCCCTGGGGCCTGCTGAAGCAGCCGTGGCCCTGGGCTACCGCGAGGACATGCAGCAGCTGAAGGCGGCACGGGAGGAGAACAGCGAGCGGATCATCATCCGCAAGGCCACGACCATGATCCAGAACCGCCTGCAGGGCTGCGCCGATTGGACCGATGAAGACACCGCCGCGATCGACAACGAGGGGATGATCATTGACATCGCCATGCTCTACGGCCGCGAGGCGGCGGGTAACAGCGGCGAGGAGGCGGCCAGCATCATGAGGCAAATGCAGGAGATCCAGGACGCCCTGGGAAAGTTGCAGCCGGAACCTGGAAGCCCGCCGCCGAACCCGACTGGGCAGACCTCTACTGGCGATGCCGTGCTGCCTACCCCGGCGATCCCGACTTCAGCCCCGAGCGCTTCGGGCAGCTCACCATCGGCTACATCTTCGAGGCGCTCGAAGCCGCCCGCCGCCACGAACGCCAGCGGCTCGCCAACGAGGAACTCCCGGTAGCGATCCAGACCGCGTTCATCGCCAACCGCGATCGCGATCGCAAGCGGCAGCCCCGGCCGTTTGAGCCCCGCGACTTCCAGGCCTTTGCCGCTGATCCGGAGACCGATCCGGAGCAGGCGGCCCCAGTGGCTGCCGGTGCGGCCCTGATGGAGCTGGTCCGCCGTGACCTGTTCCCCAGCTTCGCGCTGGGCCCCTGGTACGAGGGCCTCAAGGCTGCTGCCAAGGGTGCCGCCGTGCCGGAGCTGCTGGCCTGGATCGCTGAAGACGCGATCCTGCTGGCCCCGTTCCGCATCGATGCCACCACCTGGGGCGGGTATCTGATCGCCATGGATGAGGCCGCCGGTCAGCCCCGGCAGTTCACCGATCCGGATGGGCAGCCGCCCGTCTGGCTTGTCGTTCCGCCCGAGATCGGAGCAGAGGAACCAGTCGAGGCGGTGCCCCAGGCGCGTCTCCCCATTGCTGGATCTCGCGCTTGGCCCGGTTGACGATCCCCTCGGCCTGGGTGATCGAGGGGAAGTAGCCCAGGCTCAGCAGCACCCCACGGAACCAGACCCGTGCCTGCCAGGGCCGGGCCTTTGCCTGGGGACGGTGGGCCACACCAGCAGGGAGAACGTTGCGCACAGTGCCGCCAGACTGCAGCGGTTTTCCGGCTGGTTAAGAGCAGCGGGAAACCACGGGGCAGAGCGGTTCTCCCCCATGGCACGCGCCTACGGCTACAAGGTCTATCTGATCCCGATCAAGGAGCAGTACGTCGACATTGCCGACGTTTTGACCCACGAGGAAGCCGGCACCGGACTTGCGCCTGATGGCTTCATTGATCGCACCACCGTCGTCGGCAACAACGTCGAGGTGGAGGCGTTTGATCTGGGCCTGTCCACGTTCGGGATCAACGTCAACGGCACCCCCCTGGCGCTCAATGGCACCGACAACCCGATCCGCCTGCTGGGTCTTGAGTCGGGCCCCTACAGCAGCGACACCGACACCGAGAGCAGCCCCGAGTGGGACACTGAAACCCAGGGCTTCAGCACCCCGGAAGCAGTGAGCAAGTCGGCATCGATCGACTTCTCCGGCAAGGCCCGATTGGATGACGCGGCCTACAAGGTGCTGCGCCTGATCGAGAAGCACAGCGTCAGCCAGGGCCTGATGGCCAAGCTGGCCCGGATCGGCCCCCAGGGCTACGACGAGGTGACGTTCGGGTTCGGCCGGTTCATGGGCTACTCGGAGGAAAACGACGCCGGCAGCATCGTCAAGTGGTCCTCCACCTTTGAGTTCTACGGCCCCTCCGGCCTCACCTTTGCCCCGGCTCCGGACTGATCAGCGCAGGGCATCATCCGCAAACGGGGGGCCTTCGGGCTCCCTTTTTTGTTGCTGCTCGCGGCACAGCTCGGCGGCGATCTCATTCACGTAGCGAGGGGCGTCGTCGAGGTGCTGGCGCATCACCCAGGCCGTGGCGGCTTTCTGCGTGTACCAGCTCTCCAGGGTCAGCTTGCACAGGTTGCGCAGGGTCGGCACATCGTCCAGGTCATCCACTAGCCGGCTCATGCGCTCCAGCTCGAAGCGCTGCTGGAGCCCCAGCTGCAGGGGATCGGCCATGGGTGCCCGAAGCGGTTGAGGGCAGCTTTCCGGAAACCTGAACCGCAGGCAGGCCCCGGCGGGACATGAGCGAACCGACCACCGCACAGGGCATCTACGACCTACTGGAAGCCGATGCGGAGCTGCAGGGCCTGCTGGGCACCTACCTGTTCCAGGACGCCCCGGAGCCGGTGTCAGCGCTGGCGGTGCTGATGCCCGGCGAGGACATGCCCAACGGCACCAAGATCAGCGGAGTGGAGGTGGTGATCAGCCGCTTCAGCGGTGGCAGCAGCGCCCCGTTCCTCACCGGGGGCGAGATGCAGTCGGGGGAGTTCCGGCTCTATGCGACCCAGTGGAGCATCGAGGAGGGCAGCGAGGTGGGCCCGCAACTGGAGTCCGTGGTGCAGCGGATCGGCCAGCTGCTGCCGGGGGCGACGTGGCAACCGGTGCCGTTGCCGGATGGGATGGGCGGGCTGGCGCAGCAGGCAATCCGGTGGCTGCAGCCGGAAGCGCGGGTGCGATGGGAGGAAAGCTAAGGCACCAGGGGCATGAGGCGCGGTGGCTGAAGGGTTCGTCCTTGAGGGAACGTTTGACGATCGCGGCATCCTTGAGGGCCTCCGCAAGCTGCCCCAGGCCGCTGCTGCTGCTGGCGCCCAGGCCGGTGCCGCGTTTCAGAAGGGCATCACCGATGCCGGCAAGAGTTCCACCGCCACACTGATCGCAGAGCTGGACCGCCTGCAGCGACGGCAGTTGCGGATCAGTAGCGACAACACCGCCCTAGAGAAGACCAAGGCGCGAATCAAGGAGATCGAGACGCAGCTGTCGGCGGTGGGCCAGAAGCCCATCTCCCTGAAGGCCGACACCAAGACCCTCGACGGGCTGCGCAGCAAGCTGACGGACCTGCAGTCGGAGCTGGACAAGACCGCGATCGGCTCCAAGCGATTCCAGGAGCTGCAGCGCGACATCAAGGGGGTTGAAGGGCAGATCGATACGGCGACCGGCAAGATGAGCCTGCTGAGCAAGGCAGGGGCCGCTGTCGCGGGCTACCTGTCGGTGCAGGCCCTGTCCGGCTTTGTGCAATCGCTGGCCTCGGTGGCGATGGAGTCGGAATCGGCCGAGATCCGCCTCAAGGCCCTCACCGGACGCTTCGGGGAGACGGCGCAGGCGCAGGAGGTGGTGGCGGCTGCCGCCAAGACCCTGAACCTGAGCCAGACGGAAGCCAGCAACGGGTTCTCACAGCTCTACGCCGCACTCCGCCCCACCGGCGTGTCGCTGGCCAACATCGAGACCGTGTTCGTTGGGGTCACCGCTGCCGCCAAGAACACGGGCCTGAGCGCCGAGAGCGTGAACAACGCCCTGGTGCAGCTGACCCAGGGTCTGGCCTCTGGCGCCCTGCAGGGTGATGAGCTGCGGTCGGTGCTGGAGCAGCTGCCGCCGCTGTCGCAGGCGATTGCCTCCACGCTCGGGGTCTCGGTGGGGCAGCTCAAGAAGCTCGGATCCGAGGGCAAGATCACCACCGAAGTAATTGTGAAGGCTCTGGAGGCCCTGAAGAAGCAGGAGCTGGGGTCGCTCGACAAGACCTTGGAAAGTACGGCCGAAAAGACCAAGGCGCTGGGAAATGCCTGGCAGGCGTTTCAGGTGGATCTGGGCAAGAACCTGCTCGGGCTGGTGGCCGATGGCGCCGGATCCCTTGCCAAGGCTCTGGAGTTCGTCACCAACAACACCAAGACCCTGGTCAAGACACTTGGCGCCGTGGGTGCGTTCGTTGGAACGTTGGGAGCCCTGGCCAATGCCTCCTGGCTGCTAGCGCAGGCGCAGAGGGCTATTGCGGTGGGAGCTGCAGCCTGGCAAGCCCTTCTGAGCCCCGCCGGCATTGCCAAGGTCGGGATCGCGCTTGGCGTGGCGGCTGGCGCCGGATTTCTGCTGGACAAGGCCATGGGGTCTGCCGGTGCCAGTTCCGCAGAACTCGGCAAGCAGGCTCAGCAGCAAGCCTCCGCAGCCGTGGCTGGAGCTACCGCAACAGGTGAGGCGGTCAAGCAGCTGACTCAAGGCGAAAAGGATCGGCTGGCAGTGCAGGCTCAGCAGCTGCAGGCGTCCGTCGCAGGGTTGCAGCTGGAGCAGAGCGTCAGCGCCGCCCAGAAGGCCCGGCTGGAGAACTCCATCAGCCTGCTGGATGCGATTGTGGCCCGCCAGCAGGCGGTCACCAACCTGGAGCAGGCCGGCAATGATGTGCTGTTGGCCCGGAACAGCTACCTGCTGTCGCAGACCAAGAACGAAGCCGCCAAGGCGCAGCTGCTGAAGGAGCAGAAGGCGCTGGAAGCACAGGCACTGGCCGCCCAGATCACGGGGCTGGGGCAGAAGTTCGCGGCCGAACGGCAGAGCCTAGACCTGAAGCAGAAGATGGCCACGCTGGAACAGCAGATGGCCGAGAAGACAGCGCAGCGGGCCCTGGTGGAGGCCCAGATGGCGTTCATCAAGGCGCAGCAGGCCGGCAAGTCCGGCGAGGAGCTGGCCCTGGCTCAGTCGGCTGTGGACCTAGCCAGTGGGCAGCTGGACATCGAGCGGCAGCGCTCTGGACTGCTGGGCACCACCCAGGCCCTGGAACGCGAAACGCTGAGCTTGAACCAGAAGACCGAAGCCACCAAGCTGCGGGCGCAAGCGGCGGGTAAGGGCATGGAACAGTCGCTCAGCTCCCAGCTGGGGCTGCTGGATCAGAGCCTGAGCCGGGAAGGGCAGCGAGCCTCCACCGCGCAGCAGCTGGTGGATGCCCAGAACGCCAACGCCCTCGCCGTCAAGGCAGCCGCCGATGCCGAGAAAGCCCATTTGGCGGCCTACACCGCCCTCGACCAGGCCCGCCGCAGTGGTGATCCCGCCGCCGTGAAGGCAGCCCTGGATCTGCTCGGCGCCCGCGAGCAGGACCTGTTCAATGCGCGAGGCGTGGTGCAGGCCACCGCCAACCAAGTAAGCCAGCAGCAAGCCGTGGTGCGGCAGATGGAGCAGGCCGGCATCGCCGCTGATGGGGTGCTCGGGGCCGTCAACGACACCCGGCAGGAGCAGCAGAAGCTCAACACCGCCGCCGGAGGCCTGGACCAGCGCTACGGCGACGCGAGCCGCCAGGCTGGACGCCTGACTGCCTCAATTCAGGGCAGCGGCAAGGAATCGCGGATCTTAATCAGCAACATCAAGGACGTGGGCCGGATCAGCACCACCGCCGCCGGGCAGGCCAAGACCATCGCCCAGGGGCTGCAGTATTCCGCCCGTGGTGCTGGGGCGATCACCAAGAGTGACTTCTCCGGCCAGTTCGAGGAAGCCAGCACCGGGGCGGTGGGCATCGCCGAGAGCGGCATCGATACCACCGTGGGCCGGGCCGCCAATCAGACCCAGGCGCTGACCTACGGCATGAGCCAGGCCGCCAGCGAGGCGGAATCCTTCTACCGCTGGCTGGCGCAGGCCTCCGGCCTCCCGAACGCCCGATGGGCTGGTGGCCCGGTGGAAGGCGGCGCTCAGTACCGGGTGAACGAACTGGGGCAGGAGGCGTTCCTGGCCAACAGCGGCCGGCTGGCATTGATCAACCGGGCCGCCAACAGCACCTGGACCGCCCCCTCAAGCGGTGTGGTGATTCCTGCGGGCCTCACCTCCCAGCTGCAGGAGCAGGGCCTGGTGGGCCCCGGCGTGAGCCGCAACCTGAGCCAGGCCCGGCCGGCACGATCGGGTGACAGCGGCCTGGCGGCCAGCGTGGCGCGGCAGTCGGTGGCGATCAGCCAGCTCAGCGCTGAGGTGCGGGAGCTGCGCCGGAAGGACTGGAGCGTGAACGTGAAGCTGCGGGGCGATGGCCACGGCCTGAGCTACCTGAACAACCTCAATTCGATGCTATGAGCCAGGCCCGGAAAGCTGCGGTGACCCGAGCAGCTGGATGGCGACCTCGATCACGATCGCCGATCTCACGATCCGCCGGCTGACCTCCCAGCCGTTCGGGTATGACGATGCGGATGCGCGGGCCGGCCTGGCAGCGCAGCGGTGGGCAGTGGAGGCCCTGCTGCGCCCTGCGGAATGGCTGCAGCTCACCACGATCTACGAGGACTGGCGGGCCCTTCGCAGCCAGGATCCACCCACCATGGCGTCGCTGGCGGTGGGCACCACCGTGGCGTTCAGCGCCGAGCTGTGGGGCCGCACCTGGT